AAGATTTACAAGCCAAAGATAAAGAAGTAGATTTTATAGCTTCTCCAGTTGAGTATTCTTTGAATAACGGACAAACTTATAAAGGTTTAATATTTGACGAGCTGGGCGAAAGTATAAAGCAAATTAAAGCAGAAATACAAAAGCAAGATGAAGAGTTTAATCATGCTTTAGGAGTTCTTGAAAGGCAAGGGCATTTAAGACTCAACGTTAAACAAGAAGATTTATACGGAAAGGAAATGACTACAAATATTTGGACTGATGAAGCTGAAGAGTTTTTTGCCCCAAGAAGAAGAAAAATGCAAAAATTAGAGCAAAAGTTAAAAGGCGCTGAGTCCGATCTCAATGCAAAAGCTTATAAACTCTTTAATATAGCAAAAACTCTTGACAATATAGAGTATATCAAAAAGAGAGAAGAAGCTTACAAAGCTCTTTTTAATAAAATTTGCGAAGTAACTCCTTTAATTAATGAGCTAAAAAAGCATAAAATTGAGATGGCTTCCTATGGAACTCAATTAGTGAGTTTATCCTGTATGTTCTATGATTTCTTTACAGTTGTTCAAAATCAATGCAATAAAATTGTCAATGAAGATGCTCTAAAAACAGAGTTTTTCAAAGAGATTGAGAACGTAAAACTGGAATACAAAAAAGAAAAAGAATTAACAGGCCTTGAAGAATTAAATAAAAATTAAATATAAACGGGAATAGGAGAAAGAACATGAAACCAATATTTTTAAATTTCCAGATGAAAAAGGTGAAGTAACTAGGACATTTTCGGTATACAGCTTAAAAACCGGGCTGATGGACAATATACTTGATATCACATAGAGATTAAATATTCCAAATATTTATTTCATAAAAGTCATCATATTCGGACAAAAATATTATTTTTGACAAACTATATTGACATTTTTATATAAAAAGCCTATAATATATTTAATAAATATATTGGAGGTGTAGAATTAAGTGTCTACAAAAAAGAAATTGGAGATTTCTCCGGAAATAAGTTCAACTATTGTTCAATGTATTAATGATGCTGTTGGTGATAAAATTAAAGAAGACATACAAAGACATCATCTTATGACTCAAAATAGTACCCCTTCACGTATCTGGGATTTATTAAACACTGACCTCTGCACCAAATTTAATAGTCCTGATTGTATGGCTTATACATCTAAAAGAGGTCCTTGGGAAATGGTTATAGTCTATGAAAAAAAGAGTGGATTTCTTTATAGCTTAATGAGAGAAAAGCGATATAAAGAAATCCATCATAAAATTCGACATCGAAAACGCATGCATTATGTTGATATTTTGGTTAGGCATCTTAATTCAGACTTGATATCTACTAAAAGGCAATTATCTTTTATTCCAATTATACCGATTACTTTTGAAGATCAAGATGAAATTAGCACAGCTGTCCAAAAATTACTTGAAAATCTTCTTGTAGATGGCGTTGTATTAAAGCGTCATGTACTGGTATTATTTGAAGGTGCAAAGTTTCAACTTTCATCTGTTCGTGCTGTAATGGTTGATTCAAATTTGGATATAGTTGCTGAAGAAGACTGGAGTAAATACATATCTGTAGAGGAAAGCATTATCGCAGATCAAGTTGAAGATATTAATGTTCCATCTAATAATCCTACCCGAGGACTAAAACTGACTGACAAAGCTACCAAAAGAAAAAGAAGTGCTCCAATTCGAAAAATTAAAAAAGAAAATGAGCCTGAATAATTTTTCTTGGTAAAAATACGGAGGAAATTATAATGAAATTAAGTTTTAATGGAGAAAGATTAAAAAAAGCTCGTACTTATAGGGGTATAACAGTAGCAGAATTAGCTGAAAAAATTAACTGCCAACGTCAAACTGTATCTATGTACGAAAACAACAAATCTAATCCTATTGATGATGATGTAATTAAGCGTATTGCTAAGGAATTGGGATTTCCTATTAAGTTCTTTTTAGAAAATGGAACACAGAGTATAATTGGTTCAACCTATTTTAGAGCATTACTGACAACAAATAAAAAATATAGAGCAGAACAAATTCAAAAGATGGAATTTCTTGCAGAAATATATTTTTTTCTTCAAGAATATATTGAATTTCCACAACTTATTTTACCTGATTGTACAGGCAAGACACCAGAGGAAGCGGCATTGTTGTTAAGAGAAACTTGGGGAATTGGTTTAAAACCAATTGAAAATATCATTTATGAAGTGGAGCAACACGGAATTTTAGTAACGACATTTGCTACACCTACAGATGATATTGATGCGTTTAGCCAAATGATAACTATATCTGGAAAACCATTTTACATGATTGGGTATTCTAATAATAAAACATCTGCTGCAAGAATTCACTTTGATATTGCTCATGAATTAGGACATATTTGTTTGCATGAATGGAGTGAAGATGTTGAAGCTCTTGAAAAACAAGACTTCAAAAAGAGAGAAGAAGAGGCCCATCGATTTGCTGCGGCATTCTTGCTTCCTAAAGAAACTTATAAAATAGATGCAACGAGGACACCATTACGTATTCCAGATTATACACAGTTAAAACGAAAATGGAAGGTTTCAATTCAAGCTATGATTAGACGTTCTTATTCATTGGGAATTATCTCTATGGATGATTATCAAATGATGATTCGTACATTACAACGTCGTGGATTACGTAAGGAAGAACCATTAGATGACGAATTGATAACAGCTTCTCCATCTCTGCTCAAGACTGCAGTTATGATGTTACTAAATGAAAAGGTATTTACAGCTAAAGAATTTATGGATGAACTTTCATTTTCTTATAATTTAAGTTTAGAACCGGAAGAAGTTGAGTATTTACTAAATTTGCCACGTAATACCTTGGGTAGTAATAAGATTTTACAATTTTCTGATTTGCGATTAAAATAAAGTTTTATAAATGTTGTTTATAATTAAAATTACATTTACCGAGTAGTGTACGGTTAAATAAGTCTAGCTCAGAAATTAAATAAATACAAGGGCAATCATGCTACAAGGTATTGCCCTTGTATTTTTGCAGACGGTATATTATAAAATTGCACCTCGAATTAATACGATTTACCTATACCATATCACATATGATGAATGTAATCATGTTGGGGAATGGATCGTCTATTTATCAACGCAGATGGTACTGTAGAATTGAGTGTGCCGCCAACTGATGAAGTAAGAGGATTTGCATTCTTCGGCGTGATGAGAATATAAGTTTTAGCTTTTCCCGGGTGTAACGCCCGGGATTTTTTTATTTTTTTTTTAGAGCCTTTATGGTTGCAGAAACTTATATTATGGTATAGAATATAATAAACATGACATCGTTAACCATATTATTTACATTTTACATAAGATAAGGGGGGCTATTATGACTACAGAAATTGCTGTTATGAATAAGCATGGTATTTCTTTAGCAGCCGATAGTGCAGTTACTATAGGGAGAGGTAGTAAGTTTTATAATACAGCGAATAAACTCTTTACATTGTCAAAATATCATCCAGTAGGAATTATGGTTTACAGTAATGCGGAATTTATGGGATATCCTGTAGAAACTGTGATTAAAGAATACAGAAAAAGACTTAGCGATACTTCGTTCAACACGCTTTTTGATTACTGGGACGATTTTGTAAAATATTTAGAAGATAATTTTCGCGACCATAATGGAATGGATGACTTTAAATGGAAAATTGTTTCGTTTATTAACAGCTTAGACAATGACATCAGAGAAAATACCAGTAAAGAAATTAACGAATACTTTGAATCTACAGAATGCAGTAATGAATTATCAGAACAGAAACAAGAAAAAATGATACAAATTGCATCGAATTGTGTACAAAAAGTAATTTCTGATACATATAATGAGTACTTTTCACTTGATAATGATGTTAATTTTTCTGATGAATTTGAATTGATTAGAGAAACGATAAAAGAAGAAGTTATAGAAATTATTGAACAGATAATAGGGGAAGTAAATGAAGGTGAACAGGAAAAAATACTCGATGCATGCACAATGATTTTGACAAAAGAACACAGCGACGGTCCCAGGACTGGAATAGTAATAGCAGGATTTGGTGAAAAGGATATGTTTCCTAAGTTAATAAGCGGCGATTTTATGGGCGTGTATTTTGGAAAATTAAAATATAATGATGTGGGTAGATCTGAAATAGACATAAATAACGAAGCCGCCATCATCCCGTTTGCTCAGGCTGATGTAATAGCTACCTTTATGACTGGGATAGATCAGGAATTGAAATCAGGTATATTAAAGACAATTGATGAATATAAATTACATACATGTGACGATAAAAATTGTATTGAAAAGTTAAAGCAAGATGTTGATAATAGAATAGAATCGTGGTCTAAAGAATATCATGTCAATCCTATTGTAGATACTGTCAGTATAGCGCCTAAAGAAGAATTGGCACGTATGACAGAAACGCTTGTTAACCTTACATCATTTAGAAGAAATTTGTCAATGGATAATTACAGTCAATCAGTAGGCGGCCCTATTGATGTTGCATTGATAACTAAGGGCGATGGTTTTATTTGGATAAAGAGAAAACACTATTTTGATATGAATAAAAATCAGCATTTTTTCGAAAACTATTTTAAATAATAGGATAATGGGAGGTTTAATATGATTGCAGTCATGGAAAGAAAAGACGTTATTGAAAAAAAAGATGCATCTGAGAAATATGCATTTAAGGCCATGAAGGATATTGCTATTAAGATTAATAAGTCTAAAGATTGCTACGCAGACAAGAAAGAAAATGATATTAATAGTAAAAAGAATACAAATTACAATAGATGGTAGTTATAAAATGATATCATACAAAGACAATCCGGAGTATTTTTATATAAAAACCAAGGGCAGCTCATGTAATGACTGACTTAACTGTCATAGGAGGTGGATGCCAGGAGTAGAATCTATGAACAAGCAAACAAGTAATAAAACGCAATGGGTAACAGTTGAAAAATTGCGGGAGCATTATGATCTAAGTCCAAGTTATGCCTATCAGCTTGTGAATGCAAAAGACTTCCCGGTGATGAGATTAGGAACTCGAAGAGGCATAAGGGTTGATCTGAATAAAACGGATGAATACTTTGAAAAGCATTTTAATAACAGCTAATTTTATCTTTTATTTATCTTGTACAATTCAAATTATGATAGTAAGTTGCAGTAAATGTGAGAAATATAGATGTTGAAATATCAATGCATTTAGGGAAAATCAGTAAAGTGTAGTATGATATTTTTTGAATCTAGGCGTCGGGGGTTCGAATCCCTCATGGTTCAGTAATTGCAATAGCTGTAGCGGATATAATGAGTTGATGAAAATTCGATTCGCCAATTATTCGCCAGTTTGAAAAAATAATGAAAAGAACCTACATGTAAAGCAGGTTCTTTTGTTATTTATTGACTGAATACATCATCTAAAACTAATGTTGCTTCTATATTCATATCTTTCAATACATGTAAATATATTTCGGTGGTCTTTATAATGGAATGTCCTAACAGCATTGATACAGTTAGTATGTCGACTCTGTTCTTCAGCAATGTAGTGGCAAAAGTGTGCCTAAGAGCATGAAATTTTCTGTATGGAATTTCGGCTCTTTGTAATAACCTTTCCCATGACCTTCTTAAATTTTTGACGATTCAAGAAGCGGAAAAAATTGTTCAGGAGAAAGCCGGACTGGATGACAACACAATGAAGTATTTAAGATTTTATAGGTACGGTGAAGCTCTGTTGATGAAATTGGCAGAGGTTTGTAAGTAACTGGCAGCGGAATTAATGACGTATACCTGTGTAATATCACCTATGGAGTGTAAAAGCATATGATATCACCGGGGGTGAAGAAAATGGCTGAGAATAATAATTATACAATTCGAGGATTAATAAAATATGCTGTTAATGTGTTAAAACTTGGGTTAGATAAATTATTGAACCATATTTCTAAAGAATAAATGCACTTGGAATTGACACCATTTACCCTACAATGTAACGTGTAGCATGTACAAGCATAGTATAAAGTTAGAGTATCAATTTTATACTCCT